CCTCGCCATCCAGTCCGGCGTCATCGACAGCGCCGACATGGAGAGCATCCACATCAGCCAAGCCTATATCGACGATCTGGCGCACTTTGCCGATCTGGCGATGCAGGTCGAGCGCGCCGAAATCATCAAAGCGCTGGAAATCTATCACGCCAGCTTGGTTGAGATTGGAAACGAACACGGCCCTGATGTTGTGCGGGCTGCCATTCAAATGCTGGAGGATCTGCGGGAATGAGTAAGCCAGTAGGAACCGTCACAGGCTGGTACGGTGGACACCCTGTCATTGAGCCAGTGGACGGATGGATACCGACCGTGGGAACGGTGCTGTATTCAGCGCCAGACAGTCTTACAGCCGCCGCGCCTGATTTGCTGGACGCGCTTGTAATGGTTTTGGATGATCCAAACGCACTAGACGGACGCCCTAGAACTTATGAAATCGTTTGCGCCGCAATCGCCAAAGCGAAGGGGGAAGCGTGAAAGCCAACCCACCCGACACCCGCGAGCATCATATCCGCATGGCCCGGATCTTTCTTTATGAGGCCCGCCGCACCATACACTGCGACTGGCGCGCAACATTGCACCAGTGGGCAGGCGAACGCCGTAGGCGCGCTGCACAACTGACACCGACGATTATGAAACAAGGAGATCTGTTTCAATGAATGATCTACTCGCCAAGGCCTGGCGTGTCATCAACTCTTGCGAAACGCCCAAGCAGGCTCGTGGTGCGCTGCGCTATCTTGAGTTGCTGGCGGAGCGCTATCCAGACCTCGATGTCGGCCCACTGCGTCGAGAACTTCAAACCCTGTTTGAAATATGACTGAGACTGACGCGATGGCCGGCGGGCTGCTGATCCTATGCACGCTGACCGGGCTGGTCATTTTGATGTGGCGGGATCGGCAATAGTGTCTATACTCATCTTCGCCCACTGACGGGGCAACTCAGCATTAGGCCGGACGTAAAACTCCGGCCCTTTTTTTATGCGTCCAACAGCGACGCTATCCTACGCGCCCAGCCCTTACCGAAGGCATCCCAGGTCTTCAGGTCGGTCATGAACTGGAGCCGCTGCCCGAGCATTCGACGGCACAGCAGATGGCCGTCAGTGAGCGCTATGGCCTGCATACTCTGTGGGCCGAGGACACCATCAGCCTCAACCCTCGCGGCCCGCTGGAGCCAGCGTATGGCCTGTAGGACGCCACTGTTCACCGCGGCATCGAACACCGGATACCGCACCGCGGGCGGCAGTTCGTCGCACCGGGCTGCCTGCCAGAACCGCTTGCGGTAGATGGCCTTGGCCACGTCCACCGGCATGTCGCGCATTGAGCCGTTGTAGCCGTTCTGCCGCGCCACAGCGACGGTCACGCCCCACATCGTCTCACCGCCTGGATCATCCTTGTGGTTGGAGTACGCCCCCTCATGCCCAAGCAGCTGCGTAAACGCTGTGTCAAAGTCCATCAGCGCTTCCGGTCAGGCGTCACAACGCCCACGCCGCCAGCCAGTGCCAGCCCCACGCAGATGATGGCCTCGCTCATGGCCGGGGCTATCGGCACGCCAGCCGCCGTCAACAGGAGGATGATGCCGCGCCACGTTGACGGCTCTTTCAGCCGCTCGCGTAAATAGTCTTTCATTTCAGCAACTCCCTGATCGACACGTTACCCAGCACCACCGCCGTGGCAATGACGCCCACCATCCAGAACACCTTTTGCACCACCGACTTGCCCACGTTGGCGTAGATGTCAGTGGTCATCTTCTGGACTGCCAGCTCAGCCGCACGCTGGGCAATCAGTTCGATCTGATCGTCCGTCAGGCTTGGCCTCGATCTGCGATCCGGCCCGGTGTAGAGCGTTTCCTCGTCCACGGCTGGCCCTTACTTTTTCTTGGCTTTTGGCTTGGCCTTCGCGCCCTTGGCGACTTTCACCATGGACTCGTAAGCCTTCATTTCCATTTTTTCCTTTTTCATTTCGGCCGCTTCTTCCATCTTTTTCTTGCGCTCTTCGGCCTTGCTCTTGGCCTGGCGCGATGGAATTGCCACTGCGATCATGATGGACGGTGCGCCCTTCATTTTTTTTCCGTTCTTCATGTTAGATACCCTCGCCTTGTACGATGTAAACAGTGGACGCGCCAGCTGCTACGCCAGAGAAGAAGGCATCAGCCGGGAAGCGCAAGATCTCAACCGCACCGGGCAGCAGTACCACCGTCTCGGACGGGTTGCCCGCTACAGCCGCCACAGCCTTGGTCTGAGCCTCGGCAGCCGTGTTGCCCCAAGCCAGATGCACAATGTTAAGGCTGGAGTTTACGACGCGATACTGGCCTTTGGCCTGCGCTTCATACCGGCCATAGACCGGCACCTGCACACCCGCAGGAGCTGCAACGGCCGCAGGGATGACATAAGTCTCGCCCTGTGGGATAAATGGAATTTGGCTGTTCGTTGCCATGTCAGACTCCTGGGAGGATGCGTTTTGATTTGCGAACGTTGTACATGTAGGACCACGCTGTCGCGTTGAAGTCCCAGCCGAGGTTGTTGCCACCATCGACGTTACCATTGACAGTATAAGCCTGCCAGAAGGCACCGCCAGTGGCGTTGATGTCCTTGATCGAGCAATAGGACACCGAATTGACACCGCTGGCATCTGATAGCGTGGCCCTTGTGCCTGCCACGGTCGTATCCAACGTGATCAGATTGCCAGCCGTTCCAGCAACGCCAAACGCGCTCACCGTCTGCGTGGTGCCTGCCGTAAAGCGTATGGTGGCCGGCTGGACAGTGTTGGTGATGTTGGCGAACGTATTCGATCCGCTAATTGTCAATGCACCAGCGCCGCCTTGGTTCAAGACGTTAAAGGTCTTGCCGCCACCGCTGAAGGTCTTGGCCGAAGCACTGGTCATGCTGATCGTTGATGTGCCTGGATTGACCGTAACGTCTGCTGCATCGGTGTTTGTGTTCCAAGTAGCGCCTGCCACTGTCCATGTGCCATTGCCTAGTGTTAAAACTTTCGCACCACCTGCGGCTGTTGCAAACGTACCTATGCTGACGTTCTTATTATTGGCATTCAGCGTTCCGTTTGTCAGCGTCATGGCTCTGGTCGATCCAATCGTGAGATTATCTTCAAGTCTCCACGTTCCTCCAGCCCCATCAAACGTAATAGGGGAATCCATCGTCACGCCGTTTGTTGTAATCAGCTTTGTTCCGGAAGTTGCTGCGAAAATAGTGGCTGACGTTCTAGGTGTCACCGTCATTGTTGCCGAAAGCGTAAAGTCTCCGTACACCTTATGAGCTGCGTTTGGAGTAAAAGAACCAGAAAACCCAGTAAAATCGACATTTAAGGCGCTGGCGTTTGTTCCGGTGAAAGCAACAACATCAGAACCGGCAGTTATTTTGAAGGAAATCGAATTTGATTCTGAAACTGGTCCTGACACTATGTTTCTAGAACCAGTACCTCCAGAATATGTAAATTCAACTACTTTATTTCCTGTCACCGTCATTGTTGTTAGCGCTTGAAACGCCGTTAACCCAGCCGATCCACCGCCAGCAACCGTTATCTTGTATGCGCCGAAATCAAGTGTTCCGGTAAAGGCCGTAAATACGACGATCCTTACAGTTACGTCACTACCAAGCGTGATAACGCCATTACCAGAATTAGCGTCAATAAATGCGTTATCCGCTGCACCTGGAACACCTGCGCCTCCGGCACCGCCAGAAGATGCAGACCAGTTTGTTGTATTAGCATTGTCCCACGTTCCAGAGCCGCCAACCCAGTAATACGTTGCCATTGTTTATACCTGCGTCACGAAAAAGGTGTTTTCGGCTGAGGTTGTCATGGTTGTAAGGTTTACTGGGGCACCAGTGTTCTGATCAGCGTTTATGTTAATCGTCGCTGCTGCGCTCAAATCGGCCTCATAATCAATGTCATAACATTGAGCATTTGCTGTTGTTGCATAATGAAACCGCGAAACTGCAACAGTTCCATTTATCATAATCGCCATTCTTATCCTTGTGCCAATCGCAACAGCCAAAACAATTCTGGCCGCAATCCGATAAACACCTGGGCTGCGACAAGTATACGTCCACGTTGCAGGGTCATAGGAGCCAGTAGGATCAATCAACTCAGTGCTGTATTGCACAGTGTTGGGCGCAGAGGTGAAGCCTCCAGAGGGTACAGCAAAGGTTGTTGGCGCACGCCCAATTGCGTAAGACTTTTTCAGCGTGTCGATAACTGGATAACCGCGAACATCGGTGTATTGAACTGTCGAATTTGTGTTGAAATTGCTGTAGTAATCAGCCACCGTAAAACCAAATCCAGCATTGTCTATAATCTGTCTTTGAATTTGAATGTCAGACGTGTTGCCAGCGCCGTTGCCAAAATCAAAAAACTGACCAAGGTCTGGTTTGGTCCCGCCAGCCTCAATACGGTCGATAATACGCAGATTGTTCATCACAACAGAATTTGTTGAAACCTGAACAGCAATTCTAGGCCAGTAGCCTCCCGCCGGATTCAACGGTCCAAAATTGTAGCGATGGACAAATCGCACCGTTCCGAAATCAGAGTTGCTAATGCGGCGCATATCAATGCCGTATTGAACGTCGTCAAATTCTGCTACGCCAAGCCGGAAACGTGTAGATGTGCCGCCTGTGTTGTTCGTTTGATTTCCAAGCGCCCAGCCAGAGCATGATCCAACTGACATTACGTTTACTGTGTTTGCAGCGCCAAAACCAAAAAATGCGCCATTTACGTTTTCAATTGCACGAACATAGTTGATTGTGCATCCAGCCAAACCAACATAGTTATCATTGTAAAATGCTGCGCCATCACATCTATTTGCTTCCGCTGCGTCAAAATAGCAACTAGCCACGTTGTAAGGGTCTGGGTTATTGCCAGCAAACAATTTTTGTTCAATGAAAATGCAGCTTCCACCTTGGTCATTAGCACGCATATATCCAAATTGCGTATCAACTATGCCTCGCAGCAACAGCCCATGTTGGTTTGCAGCTTTGACTTTACCGTTTTGATCAAACGTGATACCTCCAAGAGATCCGCCTTGCCAGACGTTGTCTACTCCACTTGTCGCCGTTCCATTGGTGATAGAAATCATTGGAGCATTTGTTGCATCTGCGCGTTTGAACGTGACAGCACCATATCCATCGGTTGTAATGTCTGGCCAAAGTGTGTCAACAAAACCATTATCAAACGCCAACACTCCTGCCGTCACCAAATAGGTGCCCGCAGGAATGTGGCCTGGCGTGCCGGTGTTGATACAATGCGTGAAGAAATTGAACAGCGCCGTTGTGGCATTCGATGTCCCAGTATTATCTGCACCAAAGTCTGTAACAGCGTTTGCTGATTCTTGCAATTTGGCTTGAACGGTTGTGGCAACAGCGCCTGTGCCTGATTGAATGAACGTCACCAATTCCGATGACAGCAATTCAGTCGCATTAGGAGCACTATAGGTCACGCTGCCGTTCTTGTTCTGCACCTGAATCGAGTAGTCCGAACCAGCGTACAGCCGCGCAGGCGAGCCAGCGCGAGCAGGGAATCCGCCAATGGTGCGGACCGGAAGCGCTGCTGGGATAGTCAGAGCTGCATCCCAGTAAACCACGATCGGGTTAGTGATAGGATTGAGGCCGGCCACGCCGATCCAGATATACCCATCCTCCAACGGCTGGCCGTCAAGATCGGGGAACACCGGGAATGGAGGGTTGATCGACAGTGCGCTCATTGTTGGGTCTCCTGATAGGTTCTTATGAGTTTAGTCTATTTGCCTTGCAGCGCGGCATTGATCCTTGCGCGGGTCTTGCGGTCTTTGACGTACTTGGACGCCTCGCGCAAAGCCGTCACGGCTGGAGCTGGTATGCCTGTTACGCCAAAGGTCGCCACGCTATCCAGTGCCACTTGCAACGCCGAGGCGGTGTTTGACGTGTTGATGGCTCCAGGCGGTGCGGTGTAGATGACGCCAGCAATGTCGGCCAGGTCACGCAGCGTCTGCGCCTGCTTCTTGCCATAGAGCGATTCCAGTTTGCCGCGTCGATCCATCGCTTGAATGGTGCGCTGGAGCTTGTCAGGCGAGATCAACGGGTTGCCGCGTGAGTCCGTCTGGCTTGGCGAGAGCGCCCTGTTCTTGATGTAGTCAATACCGTAAGCCTTGAGGTCTTGCCATGCGCGCTTACCCTCTGGGCCAGACCGGAGCAGCGTGCTGCGGGTCTTGTTCATTTCCTCCAGTGGCGACATGACGATGATCTTGTCGAACACATCCTCATAGGCCACTCGGCGGTCATCGCTGCCCGGCTTGGTTGAGAGCAGTCTGGCCGTGAGGCTGGCGTTCTCAAACTCATCCGCAAACTGGCGACGTAGGCGTCTGGCTCGTTTGTAGGCTTCGCCTCCAGCGCCTTCGGTAGCTTCGTCGATGGCAGACGTGAAGCGCTTGGCGAACAGGGCCTCGCGTGGGCTGGTCCAGTCCGTTGACTCGTTTACGAACTGGCGCAGGATCTCAGAGTTGTTGATGCTGACGGTGCCTGGCAGGATGTTGCCGTTCTCGTCCTCGATGATGGCACCCAGGCGGCGAGCTTCGTTCCGTATAGCGCGAATGTTTGGCGATACGCCTTCATAGCGCGTCAGGTCGGCAGCACGCTGTGCCAACGCATCCATGGAGACAGGCGCTTCCATATCACCAGTGGCGCGGGCCTTTTCGTAAGCCTGGCGGATCTGGCGACGCTTGACCTCGGCGCGATTGACCAGCGCCTTGTCCACGCCCATGCCAAGTTCACGCGGTTCCACGTTGATCGGCTCAAGGCGGTCCACCATGGCATCGAAGTTGCCCAGCAGCGTTTGCGTCTGGTTCTCCACACGCTCGCGCAGCGGCTGGCCCTGTTCGTACTTGGCCATTTCCTTTTCAAACTTGAGCTGATTGAAGTCCCGCGTAGCCTGTCCAGTGGTCAGGCCAGCCTCGCCTTCAAATCCAAGTTGCTCGGCCACGGTACGGCGCTGCATGGCGGCAGGCGTTTCAGCGGCTCCAGCAGCGCGTCCAGCCTCAGCGGCCTGACGTGCAGCCTGCACATCCTGTCGCATCTCGGCTGCGCCTCTGGCCACGTCTGCGGCCATTTCACGGCCAGCAGTGGCAACACCTCTAGCCGCCTGTTCTACAGGCGCAGCGGCCTGTCTCGCGGCAGCGCCAGCCAGTCGTCCGGCCATACCAAGCTCGGCAGCCATGGGAACGAACGGAGGAATAACCTCGGCCGCTTGACCAATAGCCTGCACTGCCTGCTGACCGGCCGGCGTGCGTGGAACATACAAAGGACGTTGCGCCTGCTCGGCTGCCGTCTCGGCAATCATCTGAGCAGCCTGTGGCGTGCCGAACTCACCGCGCAGGATCGAGGCGGCCGTGGCTCCGAGCGTGCCGCCTACTTGTCCGACCATGGCCGGCACACCAGTGGCAACAGTGCCCAACGCCTCAGCCGCGCCCACTGCCCTTTCGCCCATAGTAGGCTCAGGCGCTGGTGCCGGCGCTGGCGGTTGCACCATCTGGCCGCGCTCATCGAGGACTGGCACGTCAGTTGTGGCAGCGCGTTGTTGCAACTGCTCGCGGTAGAGTTGACTGGCTGCCGCTGTCACCTGCTCTGGTGACGCGCCCTCTGGGCCTTCGATTTCAAGAATCGTCTGACCGTCCGGTGCCATTACCTCATAGATGACGTTTGCCATGTATTACCTCTGGACCGGGCGAGTGCTTAGAATTTTGAATCCTTCAGCGGCAGGAGCAGCGGCAGGGCCAGCAGTTGCACCGCCAAACGCTGCGGGAACGGTTGCCATCGGCTCTCCACGGCCAGCGCCTTGAACTCTGCCAAGAATACCAGTCTCAGCAATAGACCGGCCGGCCGGTGTTGCAGCCGGAGCGCCAGCACCAGGCGTGACAGGGAACAGTTCGCGCTGACGCGATTGCTCAGCATAGCGTGCGTTGACATCTTGGGCCACGCGGCGCTGAAACTCTGCATAGGACTCGCCAGGCTGTGCGGTGTAGTCGCCAGCTTGGAAGCCACGGCGAGCGCGTTGCAGCGACCCGTTGGTTGACAGCCAGTCAGCCTTCGCAGACTGTACTTTTGCCTCGATGTCGCGCAGTTTGGCCGCACCGCGCAAATACCCTGACATACGAGCCGGATCCGCGATGGCCTTGGTGTAGCCTTCGGCAAAGATGGCAATGTCGCGATCAGTTGCAGGGCCTGGTGGCAGTGACTTGATGATCTCCGAGTTCCGCAGACGCGTGAACTCTTTGCGAATGTCGGCCGCTTCGCTCTGGCCGCCAAACGCATCAACAAAAAAGTCCTCGGCAGTGGCGAAAGCGCCCTGACGACCGAATTCCGTTTTATCAATCCTGTCGGCCAGACCATTTAGCTCATTGGCTGACATTTCAGCGGTGCCGGCGGCAATGATGGCAGCATCAGCGTCTTTTCTGACAGCTTCTGGAACAGTGCCGAGAGCCTTCTGGCGCTCTGCGATGTCGAGAATAGCCTTTTTTTCATCAAGGCCATAGCGCCTTGCTCTGTCTGAAATCTGGCTATAGTTGTTTTCAATCTCTGAGCGAGTCTTGGCGATTCCAGACTTTGCCACTTCTTCGGCGTAGCGTGCTTTAACTTCTTGCTCGCCAGCCTCTGCCGATATTTTTCGGCGCTCGGCTTCTTTCTTGGCGCGTGACTCAAACGCTGTGGTCGTCTCGTCCCAGCGCTTCGGATCTGATCCTGCCAACCACAAGCCGATGCCTGCCTGTGCAGCCCTCGGGTCTTGATCCATTTTGGTCCTGATGCCCTCGATGACGCGCATATCGCGGCCAGCGTTCTTGCCTGCGGCAATCTGCTCGTCAAGGATAGCCTTGGCCGTGTCAAAGTTGCCCGTCTCCAATGCCGTGTAGACATCAATGCCGGTTTTGTAGGTTGCTTCTTTCTCGGCGGCGTCCATCCGATCATTGAGCTTTTGGATGTTCTCGGCCTTGTCAGGGTACTTTGCCATCAGGTCATTGAACGAACGAAAGCCCGGCTTTTTGAGCGTGTCTTGTAGCTCTTGCTGGAACTCTCGGTCACGCGATGCTTGCACAGCGCCGCCAATCGCTTCGCCCAGTGCAGCGCCGGCCTGTACGCTTCTGGCAAGATCAGGGCGCGGAATGGCGGCCATGTAGTTGTATGGTGCTGGCATCGTTCAACCCCCAAATGCGCTATATGCTTTTGTGCCTGCGGTCGCCAGCGACAGAATGTCACCGAAGGTCTGACCAACCACGCCGCCCTGACCGAGTATGCCACCGGCTCGCGCCGCGCCTTGTTCGCCAAGTAGGCCAGCGATTGCCGCGCCAGACTCCAGCGCTCCAACCCCTTGACGGGCCGCCGATGCTTGCCCCAGTTGTGCAATGTTGGTAGCCGTCTGCGATCCCAACTGAGTGAAGCCGCCGAGACGACCGTATTGCTCTTTGATCAAATCAGAAAGCATTTGAGGTCGGAACTGTGCCAGCGCTTCTTGAACATTGCCACCACGCAGGCCACCAGTGGCAGCAGCGCGTTGGAGCAGGGCGCGTTCCCCTTGTTCGACTTGCGCCTGGAATTCGGGGCTGGCGGCCAACTGGTCAATCGCCGCCCGCTGCGCTTCAGGGCCTCGCAGGCCAGCCAGCGCTTGCTGTGATTCCAACGCACCGACACCGGCCTGCTCGTATGGTTGCAAGCGCCCCAACGCGCCGACGCCCGCTTCTTGAAACGGGGCCAACACCTCCATCATTCGGTCGAACTGGCGGCGCTGTTCTTCTATGCCTTTTTGAGCCGCTGCCGCTTGAACATTACCGGCCTTTTCTGCTGCTTCGCCGGCTTGCGATGCCCCGGTGATGCCGCCAATGGTGTCACCGATAAAATTACCGATGCCACTGAATGCGTCGCTTACACTGCCCATGACTGAGCCTCCCATTCCTCACGCAACAGGCCCATGATCCACAGGCCGCGTGGTTGACCGTCTTTAATGTGAGCGTGACGCCGCACGCCCTCGTATTTGAAACCCATTTTTTCTGAATGATTGCGCGCTGCCGGTATCCAGTCGGGAATGTAGCCGGTCAGGCGTCTGATCATTGGATTGGAGAAGCACCACGCCAGAAACGCAGCGCCCAGCGCCCTCGAGTGCCTGGTGGCCTGCTTCTTGAGCAGGACATGCACGTCAAGCTCGATCTCGGATGCCGTGATGGCAAGATACAGACCGACAAACCTACCATCGACCCATGCGCTCAGGTAGGTGGCCGCAGGGCTGAATACGGGATAGTGCTTGCGGTGATCATGGGCGATGCGTGCAACGAACGGGTCTGAATAGACCTCGACAAGCTGCTCTGTGCTGGCACCTTCTGTGACGGCCACGGCGACATTCTCCGATAGACGGGCGAGGCGCTGGCGGCTCGGTGTACTCAGCATGGTACAGTGTTGCACACAAACCCCACTTTGTCAGGTCACGATCCGCGCACTGACCCGCGCTGTCAGCCCGTTGGCCGCGCTGGCGATGGTGCTGATGAAGTCCCCAGGGTTCAGCACCTGCCCGATCATTTCAGGGCAAAGGTACGTCTCGTCGGGCTGGACCGTCTTGGTGTCGATGATCAGGTTGTCATTGCCAGCCGTTCCGCCCACCGTCACAAGGTTGACCGAAAACGTCCGGGCCACCGCGTCGTTGTTGGTCACGGTGAACTTGTCCAGTATGGTCCGGGCGGCCGTACTGGTGTATTGCGTGGTTTGAACGGCCTCAAGTTCTTTCGAAATGATGGCCTGCACTGTTACGGTCATTGGACGCCCTCGATATTGTTGGCAACTGTTAGGATTATAGATGGTATGCCGGGATGCGGTGCGGCGGCGGCTGTGGCTTCCAGTCGGACGCCAAGGTCCGTGACCGAAAACACCAACTCCACATAGTCGCCGGCCTTGAGGTCAAAAAAGAAGTTCAGCGAAACGAATATCTCGGCATTGTTGCCCTTGATCCGCACCCGGCTGGCGGAGTCGGTCACGTCCACGCCGTTGAGCCGGAACCACAAATAGAACTCCTCATCCGTCGCAACCGTCGAGTCGAGCTGGATGGAGGTCTGGTAGTTGTAGATGCCCTCGGTGTCTACATAGACCCGGCTTGTCACCACGCTGTCAACGTAGACGCCCTGGCTCAACTGGGTCGAGTTGTAGGTGATCAGCGTGGCCGTGTTGATGGCAGTGGCGGTCTGTGTCGTGGTGTCGTAAAACGAGCCATACCGCGCCCGCTTGAACTCACGCGGAGGCGGTGCCAGCGCCAGCAGCTCCACGGCTTGCGTGAGCGTCGATATGGCATCGAGCGCCTGCGTGGCCTTGGCCTCCAGCACAGCCGCCGTGACGGCCGTGTCTTGCTCCAGAGCCGCGATAGACCCGATGGCCTGCGTTCCCTTGGCCTCGGCAATAGCGCAGCACAGCGCGGCATCCTGCGCCAACTGTGCGATGGCTTGCAGCGCCTGCGTGGCCCGATCCTCAGCAGCGCCGGCATTGATGGCCGCCGTCTGTGCAATCTCGGCCAGCGACTGGAGCGCCTGCACAGCCTTGTTATCGGCCTGTCCTGCCAGGATCGTCAGGTCATCAATGGTTGTCGGTGCTAACGGCTCGATGGTGGCAAACAGGTTCTCAAACGCCCGGATCATCTGATGGTCAGGCAGGAACTCCGCAAGCTGTTCGCGGGTCAGTTTCAACGGTGGCGTGTACTTTGAGCCGGCCATCAGTACGCCAGCCCTTCGGCAGTGACTTCAAGACGCAGGAAGGCCACATGCGCGTCTGAATCGCCCCGGAACCGCTGCATCCGCATGTTTCGCATAGATCCCATACGGAACCACACCAAGCGCTTGTTGGTCTGGCCGATGCTACCGACGCGGATGCTCTGCTCCTGACTCCACGTCAGGCCGTCGAGCGAGTAACTGGTGGCAATGAACGGATCTTGCCCCAGCGCCACGCGACCCGGCAGGGCCACAAGCTCCATCTGATTGATGATGGTGCCGAGCGAATTGTTGTAGATGATGATCGTGCCGAACTCCCAGCGCACCTTCTCACCCCAGTGCGTGCCGATGGTGTCCACGGTGCGGCCGATGGTCGTGGAGGTAGGATCTTCGACGTTCCAACGGTCATAACACCAGACGTAGCTTTCGGCCTTGAACCGGGCCAGCCCTTGCACAGCCGTCACCATTTTGAACCATATCGGCTGACCCAGCACCTCGGAGGCGGCAGCGTCGAAGACTAGCGTCTGATCCGGTAGGTGGAACATCAAATGCCGGTGCGCCCGGTCATTGCGGGCCTCCAGCAGACAGCCGGCCAACGTGGCCTCGCCGTAGCCCAGCAGGATCTCGTCGATTTCCTGCGTGCTGATTTTCTGTGTGTTGGCGTTCTGCGCGACGTAGATGCCCGGCGCTTCATTGCGGCCACCGCCCACAAACGCGATGGCATCGAGGAACACGCAGCAGGTATGCGTGCCGATGGTGCCTTTCTGGATCTGCGCGCCGTCCACCGGCTGAAACGGAAACTGTAGCGTTGAGCCGACGTTCTCAAATACCTCGATAGTGTAGCGGTTGAGTGAGTTGGCCTCGTTACGGATCTTGAGCAAGGCCTTGATCGGGTCCGGGTCAAGTTCATTGGACGCATAGGCGAACGGCAGCACGTTTAACGGGTTCAGAATGTCCGTCACCACCAGCGTGGTGCCATCCGTTGTCATAAAGTAACCGTCGATCCAGATGACATCGAGGACGGTGCCGAGGTTCGGGTCTGTCACCTGTGTGAGCGCTGCGCCGTCCCAGTAGAACAGGTTGCCACCAGACGCGATAGCAAGGCGGTCGAACGAGTAGGTCATCGTGACATAGCCTGTCCCACCAACGTCGCCCAGGATCGAAACAGAGCCGTCCTGCGCGATCTTGACGAGCTTCGTCCCCATGACGCGGTACAGCTCGTCATTCCAGTTGATGCCGCCGCGCCCGATGCCTGGGCCTGTGCCGTAACTCACCAGTCCATCGGTCGGCCGCAGAAACTCATTCGACACGCCGGACTGCTTCGGCACCGGCATCATGTTGACCGGGTAGCTCGTCCGCAGGTCCGGGCCGTTGTCGCTGTAGATGCCGGATACAATCGGTATTTGGGGCATGGTTCACCTGTATCGGGCTGTTTTCTGTGCAATCTTCTTGGGCTGCTTGGACACCTGCTTGCCGGCCTTGGTGGCCTCGCGCTTGGCCCGCGTCGTGGCAGCGTACTCCTGTGGACTCAGAGCCTCGCGGGCGGCCTTCGGCAAGTATCGCTCGCCGGTGGCCTTCGGGCCTTGCGTCGATGGCTTTCCGGAGCGCGTCCCCCATTCCTCGCCGGTCCATTTGCTCAGCGACTTTTGCGCTTTCGTCTTGCCGCCAGTGTATCCACCGCCAGCCTTCTCGTATTCCTGCGCCACGAGCTGCGCTTTGCGGGCCGACCACTGGCCAGCTTTGCCGCCTTTGGTGCCGGCCATGACGCGCTTCTTGATGCGCTCTCGCAGTGCGGTGTCGGTGTAGGCCATGGCTTACTCGGGACAGTTCCAGCGTTTCAGGGATGCGGC